TTGATAATCTTTAACCGCTGCGTCTTGATTAACAAGATCTCCATTAAGAAATATATCAAAGATATTTGGTTTAACACCACGAATAATTTTGTAGTGTGAATTAGATATTGTTAACTCAACTTCAACAACACAGTTCTTACTGTTGATTGAATTAACGAGTTGGTTCTTTTTAATATTACGGAATGGTTTACCAAATAATGCAAAGCATAATGCATCTAGAATGGTTGATTTGCCTTCACCATTCTTACCAACAATCAATGTTGTTGCATGACCATTTAGGTTAACTTTATTTGGTACATTACCGGTAGATAGGAAGTTTTTCCACTGAACAGACTTAAATACAATCATTAAAGGCCTTTGCTAATTGTTCACTTACTTCTTTTGGTACCATCATAGATGTAATTCCATTACCTTGACCATTGTAAACGATTAGTCTTACAAATGCACCCATAGGTTCAACAGTTGCAAGAAAGTCCTTGTGTTTAATTTCATGTAACATAATATTCCTTTCAAAAATATATTATATCAAATAATTCAATTAATGTACAATTATACAACTTCTTGATTTATTGCTTCAAGATAGAGTTCTTTTAAAACAGATTTGATTTCTTCTTTGTTTTCATTGGTTTCTACCGAATCTACATAGTTAGATAAGATAGACATGGTGTCTTCAATATTGATGTCTGTAGAAATTTCTCCATCGTTAAATTCAGAGAAGTCTTCAATAATTTTAATTTCATATGCATCCTTAGTATAGAGTTCATTGACAAATTGATCAAACTTATAGAGATCAGTCTTATTAATAACTGCGACTTTAACATATTTGTCTTTAATGTCAATTTGGCTTAGGTCCATAGGAGAACGATTCTTATCATCATAAGTAATCTTTTCATGGATTGTATATGGATTTTTAATGAATTCTAATTCACGAGTCTCAGTATCAAAGACACTAAATCCTCGAGGATCATTATAGTCTTGCCAAGTCATTTCATACGGTGTGCCAACATATTCTATATTTTCTTGCTTGGACCTTGTATGATAATGACCTGATAAGACTCTTTCATACTTTGAAAACATTTCATGAGATAACCCATGATTGCCGACCATTCCCTTGTACATAGGGAACCCTGCTATCTCAAAATGACCAAAGCATAAATCGGATTTTGATTGATCAATATACTCAAAGACTTCTTGTTGATTCTCTTTACAGATCCATGGTATCATATCAATCGATGTACCATCAGGAAATGTTATAGCCCGAGGAGAATCAATCAAGTTAATATATGGTGCATATTCTCCTAGAACCAAGCCTGTAGAATTCACTTCTAATGACTCTTTCCAGAAAATGTCATGGTTACCCAAAAGCGTGAATAATTTTAGATCCTGGTCAGCAATCCGGTTAAAAAAGTAGTCTTTTGCTAACGCCAGGGTGTTAAAATTGATGTATTTTCTGCGGTCAAACAAATCGCCTAATTGAAATATGTTAGTAATTCCATTCTTTTCTAAATAAGGAAAGAATTCATTCTCATAGAATTCACGATAGTAGTCATGAAACTTAATTGAATCACCACGTACACCAAAATGTGTATCACCGAGAATTGCTATTTTCATTCATTGCCTTCTGTAAAATTATCAAGTGAAACATGGGTTTCTTTTTTCTGTCTTTTCTTGCGCTTCTTATCTTCATAGTCGTGCTCAAACGTACCATTATCTTGCATGAAGTCTTTATAGTTATTTGAAAAGGAATTATCTAAATCGTGATCTTGCACATCAAAAGATTCGATTGTATTATCACGAACTATTTTGCCTCTGATATATGCTTGTTTCTTTTCTTTATCAATACGACGAAGGAAAGCAAAGTAGATAATCTGAGTAAAATATGCAAATGGATTTTGTGACTTTTCAGGATTGAAATTATCAAAGTATTGTATGCAGTTTTCAATACCATCAAGAATCATATCGTCTTTATAACTATAATTAATAAAGTTAGGACGATTAGAAAGCTTGTTAGCAATCTTAAGGATACATTCTCCAAGATAATTAGGAATGACTGGTTTAGGATCTCCACATTCTTCAGCTTCTTTACATTGCTTTTTATATTCAATGATTGCTGCTAAAAAGTCGGGGTTATTAACGTAATGTTTTTTAGTTTTTTCTTTCATAATATAGTTATTATATACTAGTTTATATTAAAAGTTAAATTATTTTATCAAATAAAAAATAATTGTACATTAAATTCAGATAGTGTTATTATATCTGTATAGGGGTTTTCAAGTAATAACTAAGTAATTAATTAATGTAATATCTTATCTTTATCATCAATACTTAAGTTATCTAAGTAATCTAATTCATCTTCCATTGTTACTTTCGTATCTAAATTACTTCCTGTTAAATCATTAATCTTATCTACTAATTGTTGTATTTCATCAGCTGAGGCGTCAGGGGCTTTTTCTGCTAGAGAACCAAGATGTTTATCAACAGCATCTTCATAATACCCAATGTAATTAGGTTCTAATTCTTTAATGAATATAGTTTGATTTTTATAGAAAGTAAATACATCATCAGATGCAAAATGGGAATATGGACCTAGGGTTACGGCTTCAGATTGACCCATAACACCTTGTTTGATATATGTTTTGACTTGCATAGGAAGCATAACAGTAATTTCAAATTCAGTTTCTTCCATGACTGCAGCAACAATTTCTTCACCAGAAATAAGTTTTAAAGTAACGTAAGCGCTATTGATCATAATTCTATCTCATGTATTTTATAATCAAATTGTTCTTCTGAATAGATTTTAACGCGTTCAATAAAGTGGTTCATAGTATGGTTTTTTTTCGATTTATATTGTAGGTCATCAGCAATATCATATAATGTTAATTTGTTCTTACCTTCTTTTAATCTTAAACCACGACCAATTGATTGTAAGTTTCTTATCTTTGATTTAGTTGGAGAAGCAAAGATAATGTTTTCAATACTAGGTATATTTATACCCGTTGAAAAAGTAGCATAAGAGGCAACAATGATTGTATTATTGCCTTCCTCAGTCTTATGCCGAATATCTTCACGATCTAAAGTTTTTACTCCGCCGTGCACAATATGAACTTCATGTGTGTCTGTCTTTTCTTTAATCATATCATAAAGAACAACGCCATGTTTTTCTACATATTGAAATAACACTAATGTATTTCCTTTACAATTGAGTGCAAGGTTTCTTATGAATTTGTTTCTTTGATAATGAGTCACTAGAAAATCCATTTCTTTTTGGTAGTCTAGATCTTTTGCAACTTTTCGTATCTCACCATTGTATTTTAAGAATAAACAATTGATATCAATATTCACAACTTTTCCGGTATCCATAAGTTCTTTTGTTGTAATCACTTTATGAACTGGACCGAATAAACCTTCAAGTGTTAATTGATTTATTTTCTTTCCATCAATAGTACCTGTCGTACCAATACGATACTTGACGTGTTGCATCTTCTCCATAATATTAATCAGAGAAGCCGCTTTAAATTGGTGTGCTTCGTCTCCAACAATAACATCAAAGCTTTCAAACCAGGCTTTTGGTTGTTTATAGATAGATTGCCATGTTGTAATAAGTACATTTGATATAAAGTTTCTTGAGAACCCACTGTATAGTCTTTGACAGTTTGCTGAAACATCAAATCCATTATTACTTGAATAGTCTTTAAAATCAGAATGCATTTGTTCTACAAGTGAAGTTGTCGGCACAACAATCATAACTTTACGATCTTCTTCTAAATGCCATCTTAATAGACAATAGATCATAAAGGATTTGCCTGAAGCAGTTGGTGATAGTAATATTGTTCGATTTAAATTAAGTGCAGTTGTTACTGCTTCTACTTGATAATCTCTTGCATCTACAGGCTCGCCTCTAGCGTACATTCCTAACGACTTAATCCATTCATCAATATTATCTATAGTGTGAGAGTTAGATTCTATTGGCTGTGGAAAATCGTCGTTAGGTATATACTCAACTTGATAGTTTGCTCTTCTTGCAAACTCTAAAACATATTTGTATAGACCAACATATAAAGTTTTACGTATTAAAGAATATAATCTTACTTTACCATCCCATAATCTTGCTTTAAACTTTGGAGTAAAGCGAGCACCCGGTACTTCGTAAGTAAAGAATCTTTCTAATTCCTGTTCACAGTTAGGATCAGAAAATATTCTCAAATGAACTTCAGATATTTTTTCTATTTTAAGTAGCATTACATTCCAGATAAGAATTGTTTCCAACTTATAGCGTTTTTAAGTTGCCAATCCCTTGCTTTAATTTGATTGAGAATAGATTCTAATGTATATAACATAATATTAAGATATTCTATTCTTTGATTTACTGCGATAAGATCTTGATCGCCTTGTAAGAATTCATCCATTTCATTCTTTAATGGTTTATTATATTGCCATGGTTCCCAACCTAAAGTTGATAATTCTTCTCTAGATAATTCACCACGATAATATTTAAATTTGTTCTTACGCAGGATATTGTAATCGGCTTGAATCTTAGTTAATTTTAATCTAACGTTAATCATTAACTTAAGATATTTGGCATGCAGGTTAGGTGTATAAGTTGAAGCTTCACCTAAATGATTATCATCGATTTGACAATCTTTTTCCCACTCTTCTTGTATTTCTTGTAAATTCATAATATTCTCACACTAATTAAAATTATATTATATCACAGGTACTAATTAAAGTACACTACTTTATTCAGCAAATTCGTAGTATGTATACCTAAATATAGCATTACCTTGTAGGTAATTAACATCAGATAAGTTTGAACCAAATTGTAATGAAGCTAGTGATATTGGAAACATATCAATAAATCTTAACGTTTTTACAACTTGATTATTGCTTGATAGAATAGATAATGAAGCGTCTGAATAGTTTTTAGTAAGTTCCATTTTATTTGATTGCTCATCTTCTGCAATAAAATTAGTATATTCATTATGATTAGTAGGGAAACCTAATCCTTTTAACCAATCATAAAGTGCTTTATAGTTTTCCATGTTCTCGTCAATAAGAAAATTAACAATTAAATCACCATATTGTAGTATTGTATCAGGAATTTGCATTATTGATAATGGCGTAGCAACAGGCACAGAGTTAATAGTTACATCTGGTAACGTTGCTTCTTGACAAAAATAACTTACATTTGGTAATTTTTGAATATCTAATCTAAATCCAACAGGACTTAGCGGGTTAATATTCTCTGGAACTGGACATCTTGCCATTTTTTAATCCTTAATTATATAATCTATTATTATTATTTATATAAAAAGAAAGGGACTCCGAAGAGTCCCTATCTGAATAACTATCCTAAGAGGATGTTAAAATTACATAATGTTTGCAACTTTAACTTTTCTGTAGTAGTAGTTTTTATCTGTTGTTAAATCACCAGTAGAACCAGATCCGTCATCTAAGTCAACAAATGGATTAGCAACTAAACCATAACGTGTCTTAAAGCCGATTTTTGGTTGGAAAGTACCTGGATCAACTGCACGTACTAATTGTAGTGGTACGTATGGGCAGTAGAATAAACCAGCATCAAATGCTGAAGTACCTTTGTAGCCAACAGTAAAGAATTGTGAAGCACCTTGGTTTGCTGAATATGGGTCAACATAAACTTTATATTTACCATTTAAAACACCAGCAAATGTAGTAGAAGCTTCATCAACGTTTAATGATGTTGATAATGCAGGAGCATAGTCAAGTACGCCAGCCATTGCTAAAGCAGATGCAACATCTGATGAGCAAAGGATGAAGTTACCACGACCACGTCTGGTTTGTTGAGCAATCGCATTAGCTTCACGTTCGATTTGGAACAATAAGCCTTTGAATTTTTCAACTGACCAACGACCGTTAGAGTCAACGTCTAAGTCGAATGTACCAGGTGTTGCAACACCAACTGCAGCACCGGGTTTAGCAGTTCTATAAACTGTTCTAACAACTTCACGGTTGATTTCAGCAAGGATTTCTTGTGAAAGGATGTTTGATAACTCACCTTCAGCATCAAGACCATGAACTGATTTAAGATCTTGTGCTAATTCGATTGAGTATTCAGCTTTAAGAGCACGAGTCTTAGCTGTTACAGCTGTTCTTTCAATTGAGAAAGCCATTTCACCGAAGTCAGTACCACCAGATTCGCCTAAAGCTTCAGCATCAGCTGTTGCCATACCAGTACCTGTTGTGTATGTACCTTGAACTGGGTTCGAACCTTCGTGTGCAGGAGATGCTGCACCAGAGTGATCTGTTTG